AATATTACTTCTATATGATGCAAGATAATTTTGATAATTTCTTTTTACACCTGATGAACAAACAATGAAGTCAACTTTACTATTTGCGTTTTCATCAAGCTCATCAATTGCAGCCTGCATTACGATATCTGAAATATCTTTTGTTTGCCCACTTGTTGAAATATCTTTCATAACTGGAACCATCCAATTGAAAGCCTCTCTTGAAAGACCATAAAGAGTTCCTGTCTCTTTGAAGATTGCGCCAAGACCTGTAATTTCATTATTGTAAGAACCTTGCACGCAGAGTCTATAATCTGCATCATTAAATGCGCCATCTGTTAATACTGATGTTGAAAATGTAACAATTTTATTAACTCTATCAATTGCACCAATTCTTAAAGTTCCTTTAATGACCGCGCCAGTCGAAGATACAACATCAACAACCATACCTTCAATTAAATTAATTACACTATCAACAGTTACAGACGAAGTTGTATTAGATGCAATTGTAGCCAAAAAACCACTTCCATCGCCATACAGCATTCTTCCAAAATTAAAAGTGCTGGCTTTAATTAATCCTTCCATCTCTGCGTTTAGAACATTTACAAATGAACCAAGTGAACCCTCAGAGGCACGAATAGCCTTATCTGAAATTTCAATTTTTCCATATAAATTTTTAAGAGTTAATACAAATTGTTCATATTGATTTTCCGCAGAAACTGGCAAGTTGCCATCCTCTGTTCCTGCACCAATACCACCATTGATTCCATATGGAGCAGTTTTTCTAATTTCCTTTCCCCATACATCTGAAGTTGTTTGATTAATCCTTGCCAAAAGTGGGTTGATTGTAGTGTTTAATTGATTTGATACAACACCAAGATAAACTTCTCTTAAGGCATTATCTGCTGTTTTTAAAGTTACCATTTTATTCTCCTATTTACTTAAGCATTTTTGAAAATATCTCTCCTGCCTCTTTTACGGTTTTTGGCTTTGCAAGTGGTGTAAAATGCACACTAGTTGAATTGCCTGTCATAAGCCGTGGAGCAGTCGAAATATTATTTAATTTTGATAAATATTCGTCAATAACTTTTGTTTTTATTTCTTCATTATTCGCGATATAATTATCAAAAAATTCTTGACTATTTAAAGTTTTTGCAAGCATTGACTTTGCCTCTTTAACTGTTTCAAATGCGACACGATATTTGTTTGGCAGACTAGAAATATTTTGATTGCTTTCTATAATCTCCTCGATTTCCTTTTTATATTTATCACTATCAGCTTGACCACTTAAAACATCATCAAGTTCTTCATTTTTGGAATTAAAAAACGCATTTTCTTCACTTTTTCTCTGCAATTCTGCTAATTTTTGACTTTTTCTTGTAAATTCTCCTTGAAGAGCATTGTAGGCTTCAAGCAATGTTTTTGCATCTTTAAATTTGCCAAACATAGAGCCTTCTTGAATTTCTGCATCTGTTTGCTCAAAATAGCTTTTGTTTTTTTCTGAGACAGTTTCAGTTTCAATCACTGGTTGTTCTATTAAATTTTCTTCCATTATTTCTCCTCATTTTTTAATAAAATTTTATGTTGTTTGATATGCTCAATTAGTTTTTGTTTAATAACTTTGTTGGATTTTATTTTTTCGTTTTCGTATAGATATTTTGTATGTTGTAAAATATGTTCTTTATGGTCATCAATTTCAAGCGGTTCTTCAATTAATTCAAGACTTTGGTTTTCAATAATTGCCGCCGACCTATGAATATCTGATAAGTCTTCTTCGACAATATAATTTTTTATTCCTAACATCTCAAGAATTGTTCTTTTTGTGCTAGCGGAAGTTTCTCCCGTGCTACCAGCAAAGAGTCCTTTTTCATAAAGAGACATTATCATTTCTTTCTGCTTAATAGTTGACTCTTCAAACTCATTTATTGTATCAAAAACAACATCGTCGTAGCCAAGCTCACTATTCTCCCAAACAAGCACATCACACGAATTTTTTAAATTAGCTATTTTTATAATTCGTCTTCCGGTAGCATACTGCCTATAAAGACTTAAGACCACTTCACCAAGTTTTTTTATTGCCAGCCTTATATTTTCAGCTACGAGCGAAAGTCGTGATTCATCTTGCTCAATTAAAATAGATAGCGCTGAACCACTGCTGAGATTATTTGGAATTGAAGAATTAACAGAAATATCACTAACACAACAAAGGTTATTCATTTCTGAAATTAAATTAGCTTCCTCTTTATCAAGTTCAACCGGAACACTAGCAGGAGTTAAAAACTCAGGCGGAGTCGAGCCATTGCGATAAACTAGTATCTTTCCCGGAGCAAGCCCTTCCTCTTCAAGATTATCAACATCAACCGAACCATCTTCAACCGTCAAAACCCCACTTGCAAGTCTTGAAATATATTCGTGTTTTTTATTTTTAATCGCATTATAGGCTCTTTGAAGAGGAATACACCTCTCTATTACACTTGTTCCCCAAAAACTAGTTATTTGCTTTGTCGAAACCTGTTTGATAAACGGATAAACTCGGTTTCCAGTTGCACTTTTATAAGGAAGGTCACCATCATATAAAAGCTTATCTTTGCAAATTATTGTAATTCGCCCGTTTGGATAGACTAAATTTGGTTTTTCATATCTTTCAATTACCAAAACACTATCTTGCTTTGCTGAATGCATAATTTTTGGTAAATTGCTTCTGCCAGCAAGATTTGATAGAAATGAATGCGTACCTATTTCATAAATATCAATATCTTCTCCAGTGAGATTCAACCCATATTTAACATTAACATCTTTCACAGGACACGCGCGCGCCTCGATAATTGAAGCGCAATCCTCTATTTCAATACAAGAGTTTGAATCTGGATAAATCTCAAAAGGTGAACAAACCGAAATAACAACATCTCCACATTTAACATTATTTCCATCAATAACACCTGCAACACTTCCAATTGAATCGTCCCAAACAACCTTATAAAAAGCCGTTCCAGTAATCTCACTCCATGCGGTAGCAAGCATTATAAGTGAATCTATGTTATTTTTGTCAAACGCAGATTTAAGCACTGATTTTGCCACATTTGCCTTTTTTAAATCTTCTTCAAGCGAACTTGCCGCTCTAACCGAAAGCAACGGCTTAACTTTTCCAAGTTTTGCAAGTCTACATTCAATTATCGGCGCGATATGGTTGTAAACCTCACGACTCTCCCATCTATAATTCTTTTCAATATCACTTAGGTCACCAATGTTTGAAATATAACTATATTGATTTCCAACGTAAAAACTGAGATTAAGTTCCCATATTCGCTCCATTGCTTTTCTGGCATTTTGTCGTTTTAAAAAATCTTCTTTTATAGACGAAACAATAACTTCATCTTCTTCTTTAGCATAAAAATATTTCTCTTTAACTTTGTTCATCTTTTAAATTGTTCCTTTTTAGTATAGTTTGAAGCTGTTTAAGGCAGCTGTTGCATAAAAATATAAAACCCTTATACGAGCCAATATCAAGCCTCACGGATGCGTTTTTACAACAACTAATAGAGTCACACTTGATATTTTTGTTTTCAAATGTTATTTTCATCTTTTATTTCCTTTAAAATTTTTTCTTTAAATTTAAGAAGTTCAATATCCGTCATCTCTTCTAAATCACTTACTGCCTCCTTCCCAAACATTTCAAGCAAAATTTTAATAGCGAGCATATCAGGCGGAATATAATGCGAGGCAACTTTTTTCTTAGTGAGTATAAGCCCGTCAGACGCTCTATCTTTTTTGGTTTCATTTTCTAAATCCATCTTAGCATCGTTATTTTTTAAAACCCCGTCACCCCTGTCACAAATTTCAAAAAAACTTAGGTTTTGGTAGGTTTGAGTAGATTTTTGCAACTTTTCTCGCTCATACTCAAACTGCTCTTCAATATAATGAAAACCCTCCGCTTTCTTCAGTAGCAAATCTATGAGTTTATTTTTAATTTTTTCATTTTTTTTCATATCAACTTCGTTTAAGATTCCTTATAAGTCTTTCTTTGTTTTTGCTTATTTCACTCTTGACTTGTTTTATGGTTTTCGGCGAAGATATGCTCATTATGTAATACCTCAATTCGTCAAGTGCATGGTCATCAAATTTAATCGGAGCATCACCACCGCTCCACTTATAAGATTTTATCTCGCGTATTAGGTTTGTGCAGTTTGAAAAAATAAAGAGTTTTCTCTCTCCATTGGCATTTTTTATATAAGTTTTAACCTTAGAAATTCCCGCTAAAAGGTTTTTGTTTACATTTGGATTTGCTAATATTCCATTTTTATAAAATAGCTCAGTAACGCTTTTTGTACCCGAGAGTGTTCGTTGATTAGCAGCGCTATCTATTAATGCCTCTATCATTCCATTACTAGATGT